CCATTCAAGACGAGTAATAACTTTTTCGATTGCGAATAACATTGAGCCAATAGTCGGGTCGTTGTCCGCCATCTCTCGATAGATTCTTGCACCGCGTTGTCCGCGGAGATTGACTAAAAATTCTTCGTAAACCGTACCGCCTGAACGACGCAGACCAGTAGAGCCGAACTCCTGTAAGTCGGGCGTTATTTTCTCAGCCATCTAACCCTCTACTCTTTGGTTGCTAATCCTACGACGATTGCGATTGCCTGTTCTTGGTTGAATCCCGCCTGTACTAACTCCGAAAACAATTCGTGAGTTTGAATAGCAAAAGCCCCCAAAACAGACACGACACCTTCACTATTGGGTGAAAGGTTATCGTACACCCGACGATTATACCGCTAGGCGAATTTAGCCTTTTTATTCTCCGTCTAGGACAAACTCAAAAGAGTTAAGTCTTTTGTTAGTAATGTCCAAAGAAGATTTCAAAGCCAATTCTCTGTCGCCAACCTGAGCGAATAGACGGTTTTCTAGTTCGCCACCGATTGCATCAAAACGACGGAAGTAGATGTTGTAAGGCAAAGCATTTTCCTGAATGTTTAATTCAATCTCAATATACTCTTTTAGAGCAATCTCTTTTGAGATAAACGGTTTGCCATTGGAATCAACAACTACTTTCGCACCTGCTAATTCCTTTGTGAAGAAATCAGTCCAAGCCATTTACAACCCCTTTCGAGAGTTTATTAACCCTAATAATACTACATCAGGGTTAGAAAGGAAACGACTCAGGAGCCTCGGGTTCTTTCTTCCATGTCGGAGCGCTCCAAGGGTCTACCTCGGTGTCGCCCTCAGCATTACGGCGGACATCGACTACTTGAACTGTATGGCGCTTTAAGTCCACGCCAACATTAAATGCGGTCACGGTCATCTTGCCTTTTTTCTCACCCGTGGTTTTATCGTCCCAAGATTCCCATACTGCGGTTCCTTGAATGATTACGCCCATTCCCTTCTTCAAAGAATCGGCAACATTTTCTGCGAGTTTGTTCCAGCACTTAATTGACCATGGAGTGACATCGGTATTTTCCCAAGTGCCATCAGGTTTCTTTTGTGACTTAGATGAAATGATTGTGAAGGTTGCCATTGCTTTACCGTTAGGGGTAAAGCGCAACTCAGGGTCGTTGGCTAGGTTTCCTGCTATTGCTATTGCGGTCATGCTATGTGCCTCTCATTCGATATTGGTTTGGCGATTATGTTTAGTTTTTTTCTTATTCTGTCGCGTTCTTTAGTAGATGTTCCACCCCAAATGCCGACTACTTTGTAATGTAACGCATAGGTCAGACATTCTGTTTTCCATACGCATCCATTACAAATCTTCTTTGCTTTCTTGTTTTCCTCCGTTATCAAATTCTTCTCGGGGAAAAAGTAATCCGTCTCCAAGCCCCAACAACTCGCTCCCTCGAATTTCCAAGGCATCAAAATTTTCTTCATCAAGTTCCTCTCCGACAAGTAGGCGATGGGGGGAAGAGGCGTCTAACTTAGCCAAAACTCTTCCGTTTCGCCATACCTTGCCGCCAACAATTCCGTCATAGAAATTTGGCTTAGGCTGTACTAGAGATTCACACTCTGTCCAAAAAATACAAGTAGAACAATAATTTAACGCGGGTTGTGCTAAATCTAAATTGAATTGGTCAAAGAGCCAAGGGTCGGCTTCCCGACACGGCGCTTCTGATGTAAATGAACCCATGTATAAAGGTTATCTTGAGACTTCTTGATTACTGGTGATTGGAACATCTTTGCGTGTCGCCCAATCTCCGAATCGCTCCCTAATTAAATCGTTGAGCAGTTGCAATCTTTCTTCTTCAATCTTCGCTTGGTTTATCTCTGAGTCCGACATCATCATTCCCCTCCCAGTTTTTTAATCCATGATGAACTAATCCAAGGTGACGCCAATCAGGATTTTGGTCGTCTGCAAGTGTGAGCGTCCAATAATCTTTGTCGCCCTCTCCCATCCATTCGGATACGAGAACCCATCCTGTACAGATTGCTGGTTCAACAAAGGCGATGCGCCCGATTTCGGCGAGCGCATCGTCTATTGCTGAAGGTTTCTTATGCTCTTCTTGATTTCCCATTCAGGGAGGTTAGTACCAAAAATTTCTTTCCCAAAAGCGCCACGCCGAGCAGGGATTCGAATATCGAGATTCGATATAGATGAGTCCGCGCTCTACTTGTTCCTCTACCGTGAGGTCAGGATTTAGTCCAAGTATTTGTGGGATTCCGCCAGCGTGAAGTTTTTCTCCATTTTGGTATACGGGCTGTTTGTTATACGCATTAGGGCGCCAGTTTGATTCCTTAGTCCACAGCGATAGGAGACATTCCCATTGCGTAGGTGTATCCCAACCGTAAGCACCGAGACGCTTTTGAGCGAACTCTTTGGATGCTTCGGGTGTGCGCTCGACCAGTATTGGTTTCATTACTGGCGCTTCACTTGCTTGCGCTACTGGGTCAGGTGGAATGTGGAACGGATTGATAATGATAATTCCAAGAACGAAGATGATGCTCGGAATTGGTTTGAAGATGTTTTCATAGAATCGCATATTCCTCCATTGTTAGGAGTGAACACTTAGTCGCTACTGGTTGTAACGCTTCTATGTTGTCAGTATCGGACTGACCTCACTTTGGCTAGTAGGTGTTTTGCGAACCTGATTTAAGGGTACATCATGAAGATGAATGACTGTCAATAGTTGGGCGTTCGGTGGCGGAGCGATGAAAGTTACGCTAGAGAGAGGACGGACGCGCAACAGGCGCTACTACGCCACCGAACTTGGGTACCCGTAGGAAATGATACCCGACGCATAACCTTGAAAGGTTAAGTGATTATGCGACTCACCCCGTCAATCTAAGAAGAGACTGACGGGATGAATTCTTTTAGTTAGTCGAGGCGACTTCCAGCGCTCGCGTTGATTCCGTATTTTCTTAGAACCTCAGCGAAAGCACCAGCGAAAGCGCTCTTACGGTCAATGCTCTGTCCGAATTCACGAACCCAAACTTCGTAACCGCCGTAATAACCTTTGTGTCCAGCATCAATGCTTTTTAAGTAAGTCACGAAAGCACCTCTCGCTGGAGAAATGTTTATCCAAGCGAATCCGCAAAGACCCTCAAGGACATAAGTTTTCTTTGAGTAATCAATTTCGTTACTCAATCCGATTGCGTCACCAACAATAAACTTTGGGACACCGACTTCTTTGCCAGCCTTAAGACCAGCCTCGTAAGCCTCTTTGTAAATGCGAGCGCACTCGCGCTTGCCCAGTTTTTTAACTGGCGCTTCAACTACTTGAGTCATGATTCCTCCTCTCAGGAACAAGACCAGTATACCCTACTGGGGTTAAGAATTCAACTTGAACGCTTGAGCCTTTTTACGGGCGCGTCGCTTATCAGCCTCTTCAGATAGCACCTTCTCCAACTGCGCTCGCCGAATTGCCCTTAATGAGCCTTCAGAGACCCGTAGGGGCTTGTTTCGCCCTAGGCGTGATAGTAGATTCATCCAAACCACTTCCCGCTCTCTATTGACCCCACAATGCCAAAAGCAAGCAGGATAAAAAATACGAAGGCGATGCCCTCAGCGTTCTCAGCCCACTTTCGACCCTTGGCGCTCAAGCGGACTCCTCTTCTCGAACATACTCGCTCGATGTAACTTGTCTCGTTCATGCTGTCCTCTCTTTGATTCGTCGAACTACACCATAAGCCTGAAGTGAAGCATCTGCCTCGCATCTAAAGCAATACGGTTTACCTTGGATAAAGGTAATTCTGAATTCGCTATTGCAGGTATAACATTTCATTATTTAACCCCCCATATAACTTCTGTCTCACCGCGGACTGTAAGTAGTGCCACGATTTCTGACTTTGGAATCTTCCTCTCCAAGATGATTCCTTTCTTGCCAAATCGATTGGCAAAAAATTCTGCTTTGGATTTATCTAGTGTCCAAGATAATCCGTTCTCGTTTAATCCTTTTTGGCAACCTCGATAGATAGTTACCTCATCAGCAAGCGAGCGCAAGATGTTGTCGTCCTCTTCATTCATCATGTAGTGACGGTCTCGACGGTCTGCTGAAAGTAACTTCTTCCAATCGTTGAGATAGGCATACTGGTTTTCTGTGTCTACCCAAATATGAGTAAGCATCTGCCAGTAACTCACATCGCCTAACTGCTTCTCAATTTTCTTGAAGGCTTCAACTCTGTATGGGCGCTCATGTAAAAATACATATTGGCTGTAATTCCAAGACCCAAGCGCTTCTTTAACCGCTTTTGATTTTTGAGCATATTGAGCATTGGCGCTACCGTTTGAACGAAACGGCACTTGATAAACAAGTGGGTGACGCAACATTTCCCATTCACCTTTGCTTCTTTCCATATAAGGAATTAAGTCAGGGTGAAGTGGCTCATTGTGTTCAGCCACTAACTGAGCCATTAAATCTTCTACTTGGTTCATTGGTTCCTCCTTTTCTGATACTTATTCTCCAGTATTTTCAACTGTTGGTCAAATGAAACGCCGTGCTTCTCTGCAAGATTTCTTGCAATCAAGTCGGCAATCTCTTGAGCAAAGGCTTTCTCGTCCTTTTGGTTCTGGATACTTTCTTCGCTGTGTGCCTCGCCGTTGAAGTAGTGAGTGACAATTTCCTTCTCGATTTTCCATTGAAGGTCGCACCACTCGATAATTGCTGAACGCTCTGTCTTGATTTCTCTTGTCCACTTGCCCTCTTTGTAAGTCAAGAACTTGCCTGAT